GCATCAACAGCAGCAATTTGTTCTGTTATATCACTAGTAAAATCAGATGTACAAATAGTTATTACGTTTATATCACAACTAGGAGGTCTTGGTATAAACTGATTTAGTAATTGTATTTGCTTTGTTTCTTTTATTTCTGGATTACCATTACATAATATAGCTACGTTTATAGTTGCTGTCATTTATATTCCTATATTTAATATATCAATTTGTTTAGTAATATAGTCTTCTAAATTCTTTTCTTCTGTATATGGAATAATTATTAGTTTTATATTATTTTCTTTGACATAATTTATCTTATCTAAATCTCTTTGAACTGCTTTTTCATGCTCTTCTTTAGTTTTTTGAAAAAAATTAGGAAAGATATAATGCTGATAACCGTGATATTCAAATGCTATTTTATGTTTATCATTATATCCGTCAAACTCAAAAAACTTATGTTTATTATTTTTATCATAGTAAAATCTTGTCTTCTTAAACTCAAATCCTAATTTTTGTTCTAATAATTCTTTACATTTATATTCTGTTTTAAAAGAAGAACATTCAGGGCACCAATGACCAGCATTTTTAATACTATCCCAACGAGCTTCCCATTGATGACCCTCTGAACACTCCCATATGATATTTTCTTTATTATTTATATATTTAGTGGATATTAATTTACCTTGTTTGCTAGAGGCATATTCCTGTAATTCAATTATATTAGGTTTAGCTTTTCCAGCACAATAAGGACACCAACTACCACTATTAATACTATTCCAACAAGCTTTCCATTGATGACCCTCTGAACACTCCCACAGCATTTTAGTAATATTATTTATATACTCAGTAGAGACTAACTTGCCACCTTTATTTATGGCATATTCTTGTAATTCAGTTATATTAGGTTTAAGTAAGGAGCACCCAGGACACCACGTTTTACCAGTTAAAATACTATTCCAATGAGCTTCCCATTGATGACCCTTTGAACACTCCCATAATAATTTAGTATTATTATTTATATATTTAGTAGAAACTAACTTACCACCTTTATTTTTAGCATATTCTTGTAGTTCAATTATATCAGGTTTATTTATACCAGCACAATAAGGACACCAACTATTACTATTTTTAATATTGTTCCAAACAGCTTCCCATTGATGGCCCTTCTCACATTCCCATGACATTTTAGTATAACTATTTATGTAAGTAGTATCCAAACATTTACCATGCTTATTAATAGCATAAGTTTGAAGTTCTTCTATAATAACTTTTTTACACATTTACTACCCTTTTGAAATTATAAATTCTATTATAGAAGTTTCAATACTTTTAGAAATTTTGTAGTCATTACCTTCTTTACTTATGGAATCAACAATAGCCCTTAAAAGTTCTGAGCAATCGTCGTCAGACATATACCTAAGCAAATCTCGGATATAGGGCTTATTTATTTCTACAGGTAAGCAGTTTGCTGGTACAGGCTCACCCCCATCACATACAGGTGAGGCTCCTACAAAACTGTACTGATAATTATAGCTAGCTTTTGTAGGATATGCTGCTTTATTAGCAGAAGATGTATTTCCAATTCCAAGAAGTGATTTCAAATTCATTTTATTATTCCTCTATATTAGTATAATTATTAATCTATTTCAGTATCTCTAAAACCTATGAACACTGGATGACGACCTTTTCCGTCTTCTTTCATGCCAATTTTAAAGTATTTATATTTAATAGTTTTTCCAATATAGTTTGCTTGATTACTCCAAATTTCGTTCCTCATAACATCGTTCAGACCGCTTCCTACTCTTACTTCATTATCGGAAAAAACATCAATAGCAATAATAGTACCTAAAGTATTTTTTCCTACCATATCATTTTTTCTATGTGTTTTCTCTTTCAATCCTAGGGCATTAACATTACTTACTGCTGTGTTTTCTGTTAACTCTTCAAGAGATGTAATTACTGCTTCACTATCACTAAAACGCTTCATTTTCCATAAGTATCCTTGGTTAGGTGTGCTTCTGCCACACTTATAAGGACCATTTCCAGAGCGACCAATTACCCCTTCAAATCCAGTTGTTAGACATTGCTCTTCAAATTCTAATAGCTCTTTCTCGTTGTTTATTTTGGTAGGTATTAGTTTAACTATTCTTGGGTCATTAAACTCTATTTGTTTTAGTAATTCCATGCGATTTTCATATGAAGTTGTAAGAGAATTCTCAACAATATCGAATACATAAAATACAAAATCGGGCTCGCCATCAAACGACATTACATTATGTGTAGTTTCTTGAAAGTTCATTGTTTTACTTGCTATAATTTCGCCGTCAAATTCACCCAAAAATTTTCGGCCATTTTTAGAACAGTTATTGAATATTTTATCTAACTCATTGCTAATGTATTTGTTAGGTATCTTTTTCAATTTCCGTGATTTTATATTACCATCCAAAAAAATAGCCCTAATCCCGTCTAATTTTTTACTACAATAAACTGGATATGTTATGTTAGATAAATCATCTGGATTTTGTGTAGATGCTAACATTGGTTTTGAAATTATGCTCATTTAGTTCTCCTCGATTATTTCAAATAAAGTTTTATTTTTATCTATTCTAATGATAGAATTATCAGAAGCATGAACGGTATGTGGAAATTCTAAAATCTTCATTAAATTACGTTTTGTATCAGTAATTGGCTGAAAGTAAGCCCTATTCTTACATTTATCAATTTCATATATGGAATATACTAAGGTATACTCAATATCATTATTTTCTATTCTATAATATAAATAATCACCACTTTCAATAAATAATATTTTATACATTATCAGGAACCTCTACTATCTCAAATAAATTTCTATTTTGTGTTAAATTTATAAAACTACATTTTTCTCCAGGCATAATAAAGCTTATATCATTATAAAAATATATTTTTAAGCTGTCTTTCTCCTTTGAAGAAATACCTAGAATATATTCTGCTTCTGGTATATATAATATTTTATACATTATCAGTAACCTCTACTGCTTCTATTAGCTCTAAATTTTGTAGTATGTCTATGTTGTTTCCTTCTGAATCTCTAAGATTTATGGTATATGTCTCAAAGGAAAAAAGTAAGTTCCATAATAGCTCTTCTGTAGTTGCTTCTAAATAACGAGGTTTTTGATTATATATAAATCTTCCTTCTGTTATAAGTAAAAATCTATACATATTTAGTCTACATTCAAAAGTTGATTATAACACTGTATAAATATGTTATATATATCTAATATAGCAACATATCCTATGAATATATTTTTATAATATATTTCTAAAATCTCTTCATCTTCAGTTACTGATTTAAATTTTAAAATACTATTAGACAATCCATTTAAATTAAAACGTAAATCTTTATCACAAAAGCCTATAAAACTTTTTACTAATCCTTTAGTAGTAATAGGAATAATAAAATCAGAACAGATACAAATAGCAGGACAATTATTTTCTAATTCTGTATAAGAGATTGACATTATTTCGTATTTCATATTATTTTCCATCCTCCACTATTTCAAATTCAGAGTATAAAAGTTCTCCACTTTTTTCTGTATCTATATCTATATCAGCTACTGTATATAACTTAGGATTAAAGTAATTAGGAGTCTCTACAATTTTATCTAACATTACTTGTATATCAATGATACCATTTGCTCTACACCAATCTGCTTCTTTAATTAAACATTCCTCAGCTGATAAAATTGGATAATCATAGTTCTTTGTTGTATCAAACCATAGAAAATATTTTCCACTTGGTATATATAATATTTGTTTCATATTATTTTCCATCCTCTATTATTTCAAATTCAGAAATATCTAATGTTTCCTTAAAGTCAATTCCTGCTCTTTTATATAGTGTAAGATTATATTGATGTGGGTTTTCTACAATACTGTTTAATAAAGTTTCTACATCAGTAACATTTTTAGCTTTAAAAAATTCTGAATCATTATTCAAGACTTCTTCTGCTGATAATGTTGGAATTACACAACTACCTGGAATAACATTATACCATAGAAAATAGCTTCCACTTGGTATATATAGTATTTGTTTCATAATCTAAGCCTCCACTATTTCAAATTCTATAGCATTGAATGCTTGAGTAGTTGACTCAGGCATAGAGACGTTATAGATATCCATTATAATACACTCCCTAAAAGATTTAGTATTTAATATTTTTTCCAGTATTTCTTTTTTGTGTGATACTAGTTCTAGAGTAGGAGAGTCATTATCGAATGGTAAATATTCTGTTCCAAGATAAAAGCCATAAAGCAACACACCACTCATGCTAGTAGTTGCTTGTGTTGTTTTTAACCACTCAGTTAAGAGTCTATCTGACATTTTTCTTCTACTTGATACCCCTAGAACAACTAATATAAAATTACCAGTTGGGATATGAAGAATTTTATAGTTGTGTTTAGTCTGTGTCATAAGCTATATCTCAACTACTTCAAATTCTTTAGGTGTTGGTTTTGTGTCTTCTGCTATATCATCTAAACATTTTTCAGGAAATAAATCCAAAGCTATATGGTCACATAGTTTTGTAGATTTTGTAATATCTTGTAGCCATTTTTTATTATCACTTATTATTTGAATAAATCCAGAACTTGTTGTTTCATAGGCACTAGACAAATAAAAATTAAAACATGGAAGGTCATCCATAATCTCTTTTGTAATAGCCATTCCAGGAGTTACAGAAAGATGACCTATATAACAGAAATATATATAATCTCCAGTAGGTATGTGTAATATACTATATAGTTTCATTAGCATTTCTCCAAGGTATTTTTTTAATCTACTTCAATTATTTCAAATTCTGAAACATCTGGTATAATTTTATTTTTTCCATGTGTATTTATTAATGTATCTAAAGTATCTCCACTATCTATAATATCATTTATATCTGCTGCTATTTCTCTTAAAAATTTAGAAGAGTTAATTATTTTAACAGCTGTAGTAAAATCTGTTTCTATTTCATGAGAAAATTCTTGCTCTCTTCCTCCTAAATAGCTTTCAGAAATAAAAAAACAGAATCCGGAAGATACTCCAATTCTTTCAATTATTTCAGAGATAGTTAAATCTCTATAGAGGCTAGAAAAATATATAACAAAGTTTCCAGTTGGTATATGAAGAATTTTATACATCTACATCTACCTCAACTATTTCAAATTCGTTAAGTATTGGTTTCTCATCTTCTGTTATCTGAGTTAAACATGTTGCAGGAAATAAATCCAAGGCTATATCATCATATAAACCACTTGTAGGTAAATGTTCCTCTAACCAATTTTTGTCGGAAAAAAATAATTTGACAGCAGATATTGGGGCACAAGATTCTAAATAAAAATTAAAGAAAGTATAATTAGCTACATCTATTTTGGATAGTATTTTAACTTTATTTAGTTTATTATTTGTTTTTCCATAAATATACTCACATGTAGGAATAAATAAAATACAATAGGCTTTCATTTTACTTACTCTTCTTAGTTTCTTTGGCAGCATTCCACCCATCTTGCCTACCTCTATTGTATTCTCTTTTAAGTTCAGAGGCACCTGGATGATATACTTCAAGTCGTTTTACAAGAGCTTTAGTCATCTGCTGCTCTTTATTATAGGCAATAGTTATAGCATGAAAATCAGCTTCAAGTTTAGCAATCTTTTTTGCTTGCTCATAAATTACATCTTTATCTTTCATTTATTTTCTCCTATAAAGTAATAAACCCTAACAAATAGGGTTTAGTGGTTAGTATTTTTTGTGATATGCTGGTTTTTTGTTCTCTTCTTCCTGTCTTAGCAACTCTTCTTCCTCATCTTCCTTGGGTGCTTCTATAAACTTAAAGGTAAGAGGTTCAGTAGGCTTATTGCCCATTAGGTTAACAGATACTGAATCAGGACCAAATCTATTCTTTCTAATGGTTATAGTTCTTTTACCAGCATCTAATTCCTTTTCCGAAGACCCCAATGCCCAAATTGCGTCAAGTCCGAACAACGCTGAAAAACTTTCAGAGACACTATCATAGTTAAAATTACTTTGTCCCACTGCTGATCTATTAGATTGAAAAGCTGTGAGCATAGTACAGTTATATTTTCTACTTAAATTTATTAAACCATCTGATATTTCAGCAATGGCTTCATATCTTTTATCAAATGTGGTTGCCATTTTAAAGCAACCTACCCAATCAGCTATTATACAAGAAGGGGCTCCAAAGTCATTTGAAAATCTCTCTAAATAATTGTCAAAGGCTCCTAATGATAAAGTTCCTCTATCAAAACCCTTCACTGTTAGTAATTTACTTATATTACCATTAAATGTAGTATCTAATTTTCTTTGAAGAGCTATCTTAGCTTCTGGGATAGATGACAAATCTTTAGCACAAAATCCAGAAATTATGCTATCAAATCTTTGAGCCATAATCAATTCTGACATCTCTAATGTCACAAACAATGTTTTCTTGTTTTGTTTGGCAGCAGTGACAGCAAGATTGGCTAACATTGAACTTTTTCCACGACCTGTTGAACTGATTATAGCTAGGGCTTCTTTTTCTGCAAGTCCACCACCCATATATTGATCTATTGTTGGGAAGCCTGTTTGCCATAAACCTTTTCTAGGAGCTTCTAAATATCTATCACAAACACTATCTTTTAGGTAATCTATTCCTATACTAAACTCACTTCCAAAATTCTTTTTATAAGCCTCTCCCATAATATCATAAACTTTATCATAATCACATTGCTCAAACGCGTCAATACTCTTCGAGAAAGCAATAGCCATTGTTTGTTTTTTTAAAAAATCATAGCATTTTTCTTTTATGTATATATAATCTGATTCAGTTAATGTCTTGGCAGAATCGAGAATAGAAGTAATTCCAAATACATCACCATCTGACAATATATTAGCTTTTCTCATAATAATAATATTATTTCTAATTAACTCCACTGTTAGAATTCTTTTAGTTTGTTTATAAGAATTTTTAATTATCTTTAACAGTTTAATATGCGATTCTCCAGCATCAAGCAATGCAGGTTGCAGATCATCCAGTACCGCTTTGAGAAAATCAAAATCTTTAATTAGCAAGTAAAGTAATCCAGATTGGTAGACTGCGTTGAAAGGTATTGAAATTGTAGGGTCCATTATACTTGTATTCCTCCTATATATTGTTCTAAATTCTTTTCTTCTGTGTAGGGTATTATGATTAGTTTTATACTATTCTCCTTAGCATATATCACTTTATCTATATCACGTTGTTTGGCTTTTTCATAGCTTTCTAAAGTTTTATGCCAATGATTAGGATAGACATAATGTTGATATCCCTGATATTCAAATGCTATTTTATGTTCTTTATTATAACCATCAAATTCATATCTTTTATTATTATATATAAATCTTGATTTAGTCAGAGCAAAAACCAAACTTAGCTTCTAATAATTCCTTACATCTAAGTTCTGTTTTAAATGAAGCACATTCAGGACACCAGCTATTATTATTTTTAATATCTGTCCATTTAGCTTCCCATTGATGTCCCTCTTTACATTTCCATAGCATTTTCGTTATAGAATTTATATAATTATCAGAGATTAACTTTCCTTCTTTATTCTTAGCATACTCTTGTAGTTCAGTAATATCTGATTTTGATTTCTCTCTACTACAGGAAGGACACCAAGTATCCTGTTTAATACTATTCCAACTAACTTCCCATTGATGCCCTTCCTCACATTCCCATAACATTTTAGTCTTACTATTTATATAGTTAGTAGATAATAATTTACCGCCTTTATTTTTAGCATAATCTTGTAGTTCAGTTATATCACATTTCTTACACATTTACTCTTCTTTAGTCGTTTCTTTATAGTATTTAATAATGTCCACTATAAGTTCTTGAATACTTGAACAAACTTGGACATCTATTCCAAATTGTTTACAAATTTCTATTCTTTCATTTGAATGAATTAATAAAAATGGATTTTCTTTGTCTAAAATATCAAGATAAATTCTAAATTTTTTAAACTTTTCATTTTTTCTTGTGATTCTACCAAGAAATTGTATTAATCTTATAAAACTTTTTCTACCACTAGCATTAAAGGCTACCACTGGCGAAACAGCGAAATCTATACCTTCACTGACGACCGTACTAATGAGTGTATTACTATTATCGACCATTAAAGCTCTTTTTTTAAATTGCCTAATTATTATATTATCGTCTCCAAACATGGTCGCTGGGTTCAAATTAGGCATTTTTTTAATGGCATTATAAAGGTTAGTTCCGTGCTCTGTCCTATCTACTAAAACTAAATTAGGAGTCTCAAGTAATTCAGAACAAGTATTAAGTACAGTAGCTATTGTTGTATTTCTTTTTATGTTATTTTGTATAGCAGTATCCCATATATATTTATAGTTTTTTCTTAAAAATATCTGCTCTTTTAAATCGTAATCCACTGGTAAATCTAAAAAAAATGCTTTTACAGGAACTATCTTACCATCTTTTACCGCATCTTGATAACAATAAGTATATATAACAGGACCTATGGACGCTGTAAGTTCAGCATACTCTAGTGTTTTTTCAGTGAATGGGGTAGCTGTTAGTCCTATAAAATATTTACAATTAGGTAATTTTGACATTACCTTTCTAGAGGTTTTACTGCCACTATGATGGCTTTCATCTGAAAATAAGAAGGTAATATTTTTTAGAACTTGTTTTGGTTTTTGGATATTATTAAGTGATTGAATAGTTCCTACTATAATATCTCCTGTGATATCTTTTATGTTATCTCCAAATTGACTTACTTTAAATCCATAAGAAGTAAAATTCTTAATTGATTGTTGTAATATATTCTTATCATATACGATAAATAAGGCTTTATTTTTAGGATTCAAAGAAAGATGATAACTTAACACAGCAGCTGATATTAGACTTTTTCCACTTCCCATTATAGCAGCACATATACCATATTTATTTTGTAGAATACTGTTTATAGCATCTAATTGATACTGTCTACGTTCAAAATTAGGATTAGTTTTATATAATGGAATATCATCAAAGGTTAAAGTTTTGAAATTTTTGTCAAATACTAGAGAATGCATAGAAAACAATGACTTAAACAAACCAATTTTAACTCGGTTAGTAGCTGTAAGATAACATTTCATACCGTTCCAGCGTTTTATTTTGTATGCTGCTGAAAATTCACAACCTGGTATTTTATATGAAAGCATATTGGCTAAGGAATCTCTTTGAGCCTGATTATCAAACTCTAACTGGACTGTAGTATTGTTTATTAAAGATGCTTTCATATACTTAATTACTTTATTATCAAGTACTTACTTATTAATGTCTGTTATGAGATCCACTACTTCAAATTCATTTATACAGCGTTTAATCTTTGTATACTTAGAAGTATTGGCAAATTTTAAATATTCTTGAATTATCTTTTCAGCATCCTTTCTTGTAGCATATTTGGGTTCTTCACTATGTCTTGAATATGGCCATCTTAAAATTCTACCACTTGTAATAATAAGAATTATAAATTTACCTTGAGGAGTTTTATGAGGAAAATAGTAGTAAGGGTTATACTCATGTGGCATAATTATACCTCTATTATCTCAAATAAATTAAGGTTTTCTTTTCCTAAAATAACAGTAGTTGTCTCATTTAACCAAATTATATTACAATTGGAATGAAACATCTCATGTATTAAATCTAATGATTCAAATATATCAGTAAAGTGTCCCATGTATTTTTTAGTTTCATATAATGAATAAATTAAATAAATATTATTAATATCATTATGGTATAAATACTCTCCAGTTTCTATTAGAAGAATTTTATACATGTTATACCTCTACTATCTCAAATAAAAATCTTGAGGAAGTATCTAATCTAACTTCAATTCCATTAATATCTATTGATTGCCAATTGTTAGTAGTTCTTGTAAATATTTCCTCTATTTCTTCTACTGTATCAAATAATGCTTCCTCTAATTTCTGGCAGTATAGTTTTATTTCTTCTTGGGAATACAATAAAGGCATACTTCTATCAACATCTGTATGTATATAAGTTCCATTCTCTATTATTAGTAGTTTATACATTTACTATCTCAAATTCACATTTATTATAATTATCTGTTATAAAAGATTTTTCTATATAGTTATTATTGTAATCAACATTTCCTTTTATATATAAAAAATCTAAAACCATTTGTGCTTCTCTTCTTGTTCTAAATTCAGCAAGACTACCTACCATGCTTAGTTTTAAAAAAGTCCTATAAGTTATATGTCTCATAGGAGGATTTTTATATTGTATATTATTCTCACTAATATAGTCATTTGATATCATTAAATAATTACCAGTTACTACATGAAGTATTCTATACATATCTATTCCTCTATTATCTCAAATAAATATCTAGTAGTTTCATTTACCTCAAAAGGTTGATTATTTATCAATATTCTCCATATATTTTTTTTAAATTGCTTTTCTATAGCTTCTTTAGAGGAAAAAGTAGCCTCTATCAAGCTTCCTCTATATATTTTCATTTCTTCTTTGGAATATATTACAGAATAGTCATCATATGTATCTATAATATTTTTATATAAGTATTCCCCTGTTTCTATTAGAAGAATTTTATACATGATTACTCCTCTACTATCTCAAATAATGGTTTCGTTTCTTTATTTAGAGTTATTAAGCTATCATTAATATACAGGTTAACTTTTCCATCAATAAATATTTTATGTATAGTATTTTTATACTTATAAGTAGCTATTTTCCCGAATTTTTCTCTATAAGCAAAGTTTTTTAAAGAGGAATATAACCTACCTTGATTGGTTTTATAGAGATATTCTCCTGTCTCTATTACTAATATTTTATACATTATACCTCCACTATTTCAAATTCTATTCTTTCTGGTATTCTATTATTTAATGGTATTATGCTGTATAAGTTGTAAGATTTATATAATTCGATTACATGAGGTAAATATATGTCTCTTAAAAAAGTAATAGCAGAAATTTTATCCCTGAAATATATTCCACTCGATTTTAGACTAAAATCCCTACGAGAAATACCGTATTCCTTTTTAAAAAATGAAGCAGAATATGTTATATATGCCGTACCATAAACAGATTCCGTTTTCGGTAACAAATTAATAGCAAAATAAGGTTCTCTGAAGTTATATCCCATTGTTAAATGGGTTGTTCGAAGATATTCTCCACTTTCAATATGTAAAATAGCATATTGTTTATTCTTTGTCATATTTTGGATACTCCACTATTTCAAATAAAGCTGTATTAGTCTTTACTAGTAACGACTGAGTATTTATTATTACTCTATAAGAACAGGTAATCAAAAAATCATAGGCCTCTTCTTTAGTTGAGAATTTAATAGGAAGTTTGTTAATATCATAAAGACTAACAAATTCCTCCGAAGAAAAGGGCAGATAGTTAGGGCTGCCATAACAGCTATACAGATAATCACTAATCTCTATACATAATATAGCATATGACATAATTTAATCCTCGAATACTTGACTAATTATCTTAGTTTCAGTATCTAAATCAAATACTAGTGGCTTATTTATTGGTTTATATTGTTCTGTACATACTGAGGCATTAATACATAAGGTGTTATTTACTAGCTCTGTTCTATTTCCAGCAGAATGTATATGACCACACTGAAACAATATCAAATCTTTAAGTTGTTGTAGTCGTTCAAATAACATAGGGCAACCAACTGGATGACCACTTAATAGTCTATCTACTACCCCAAAAGCTGGCCCATGTAAAATTAAAACATTAGTATCTTCTGGTATTTTATCCCATTCTTGTTTAGTTTTTGAATTGTCTTTTGGTAAATTAAAAGCCCAATCAAAAAACCATTTAGTTTTAGGATTGCCATAGAACTTAATAGTTTCAATAATAGTTGAAGAGTTTTCTAAATAAATTATATTATTATCAAGACATATTTGTTGGGCTATTTTTGGTTGTAATTCAAACAGCCAGTCATGATTTCCGGCAATACATATTTTATATTTATGAGGTAATTTTCCAAATAATAATAATTCTTTTGATATTTCTTTTAAGGTTCCACCCATAGTAAAATCTCCTGAATGGATCAAAACATCCCCTTCTGGAATTTTAACTTTCTCTAATTGATTATGTGTATCACTTATACAAACTAAACGTAGTACCATTCATCTTCTCCTAGTTCTATTATTTCAAATTCAATATAATTCATAGCTATAACTTCTTGTGTAGTTTTTATATCTTCACATACCAGAAAAGTATAATTCTTAGGAAATATATTATCAAGTGTTTTTTGAGTATAAACACTAGGAATATCTTCTAAATACCTTTTTATAGTATGAAATCCTTGACAATTACGCAAATATTTTCCTGTGGGAATATGTAATATTTTATAGTATTTCATATTATTTCAGTTATTTCAAATTCATTAATAGTAAGTGAAAGCCATGAATCAGTAAGGTTTTCTTCAACTACAAAGCAAGTTAAAAAATCTACAAGCTCACCAGCAAAGTCATGTAAGTTTGTAATATTTCCAAAGGATTTTATTACCTCATCCTTCCATAAGTTTTCTTTAGTTAAATCGCTAACTTCTTCATCCAAGGGAGTCACTAAATATTTTATCATTAATAAATTAAAAATTTCTTTACAAGTTTTTAAATCAGTATCTAATGAGACATTACAACTCTCACAAGAAAGAATATGAAATATTCTGAAGTTAGCCATTATTTATATACTTATTTAATAAAATTAGCTTGTTAAATATTTTATATATTTTCATTTGTTATCTCTACTATCTCAAATTCACATAATAGATTATTTTTTTTAAGCTCAGGAGGAAAGTTATATAGATTTTTAAAAGAATATTTGCCCTTATTTATTAGTTTATCTAAAATATTTTCTGCTGGTTGTGATATCATATGTTTGAAAAATTTAGGAAATGACGAATTAGATAATAAAAAACACTTAGCTTCATAGACTGATTTAAATTCTAATATTTGTCTTTCTTTGCTATTCCATAAAGTCTCTAATCTCCAATAATACATTCCACTCTTCTTATGTGTTTGTTTATATCCTTCAAGAGTATAATCATATAGTATTATCTTATAAGTCATTTAGTTATCCTTAATATAGTCAATTCATTTCTATTAATTTTAATAGTTTTATCTTCTATCCTTGAACATAGATTATCATAAATATTTAAATTCAATGTAAAATAATAAAAATAAACTCCCAATAATGAGTAATGTTTAGGCTCTTCTGTAAAACACTCCATAAATATAAAATCATAGGATTTTATATCTATATCGTAACTTCTATAAATGTATTTTCCTGTTGGAATATGTAGAATAGCATATTTAGCCATAGTTAATCTTCTATTTCTATTATTTCAAATTCATTGATATCATACTTTATCTTATAAGAAATTTTAATATCTTTAATAACTTTAGTAATACGTCTAATACACATACTCTTATAAGGAATTTTATACTTGAATATAGAGGGAATATCTACTAAATCATACCATGGACTATTATCTATAAAACTCACGTGAACATATAAGCCAGTTGTAAGATGCAGTATTTTATATTTTTGATATCTTGCTTTACTGTTTTTCATTTTTATCTCTACATTCCAATTCTATAAGTTCAAATTCATTGGAAGAAACTTCATATTTATGATCTTGCTCATCGTGTATAAAAACAGATTTGGCTTGTTTTAATGCTTCAAAATGAGATGTAAAATTATGCCAGGAACTTGAAGGCTCTTTAGTTAGTATTACACAGCATACATAATATGTATCTGGCCAATAAGCATAATTATAATACAATCCTGTGGGTATATGTAAAATATATTTGGCTTTCATCTAATTTCTATGACCTCAAATTCTTGTTTATTAAAGTCTTTAGTAAATTCAGTTTCTACTATATAAAATTCATTTATTTCTTCAACAGAAGAAAATTCTTTTGTTTTGTGGCTAACATGTTGATTACTTAATAACGCATCTCCCCATACCGGCTCGCGGGCCATCCACCGGGCCTGGCAGGATGGCCAGGCCCCCGCCGCATCAAAAGTATAAATACGATTAGATACATAAGTTCCAGAAATAACATGTAATAGACAATATTTCATATATCTCCTCTCTATATAAAAATGCTGGTAGCTTTTACACTACCAGCATTTAAATAGACTAACTCTTAATTTTATTACTTTGCTACTACCTGACGATGCTCATAACGCTTTGTATTGGCATTATAAATAAGACCAAGATTACGATAAGAGGTATGATACATCTTAACTAGGCTGTGAGCTATCGTGACTGGAACAGTGACGTTGTATAGGCAATAGTCTCGGAGTGCCCCTGTAGAAGCTCCTACAGCCTCTGCTACATCTTTTAGAAGCATTCCTGAATTATAGACCTTATTAGCTAGAAGAACATTATATGAAGGGCTAGAAGTACGAGCCTGGATAAGAGTGTCCATCTTCTTCTTATTGGTCTTTGAAATAGATACTGCCATTGTCTTTGTTGCCATTACTGGATTCTCCTCAGTTTGGTTAGAGATATTAATATTTGATGTGTTAGCTAGTAATATATTTCTGTCTCCAGAGCAATAATAACTCATGGGATTATTAATAGGAGTCATACTAAATGTGCTAGAAAATAAAGCATCCAAAGAAACATTGATTAACTTAGATATTTTAAATAGATGATAAATACTTGGTAGTTTAGTTCCAGATAGCCATTCTGTTACATCATCAGAAAATACCTTGGAAGAACTTATAGAAGATAATTGAATAGCAAAAGAAGTGGGAGTATAACTTAGATACTTTATAACAGTAGCTAAATTAGTAACAAAATTTTCTCGTGCCAGTAAAAATGAATCTGATAAATCTGATATACTAGTCAAGAGAGACTCCAGATGCCTTTAAGAGCAGTAGAAAATTCTCTTTTGTATATAATACCTCTGATAACATAAAAATATCTCTATATGTTTTAACACAGATACCTTTAGTGGTTCTTTTAATAGAAAGAGTATAGGAATGCTCAGAGGCATTTCTTGTTATAAAAGTAAACAATTTATTTAAAGATACATTAGTTACTTCTTCAGTAAATTCATGCTTATCTAAATTAACTATCTCACACTGTATATCTTCTATATTTACTTTGGACTTTTTATTTTTCTTTTCTGGTTCTATTTTTATATTTTCTGGGATATTAGTCTCCTCTGTAAATTCTTTTTTTAATTCGTCTGAAAATTTATACTTAAATTTTAGACCCTTCTTGGCACCTGTTCTTTCTATGAGTCCCTTTGTTTCAAGAATATTTAGTTCTTTTTTAAAGAGAGCTTCATCCATAGAAGAAAGCTCAAGAGCTTCTCTGACCTTAGTAGAAGAAGTCCACTCACTTAGTTTTTCTTTAAGTAGTGTTTCTGATATATTAGACATCAGTAGTTGTATCCTCTTCAATTTTACTGTAGCTTACAGGTGCTGAAGCAACTATATAATTATAAGAATCTACTAAAGTTGCCTTAATTGAAATACTACCACACTTTTGACAATACTTATAATTTCTATTTGGAAGAGAAAATTCCTTTTCTCTATGCTCACAAGCCTGACAAATATAAATAATATCTTTGCCTAAGGTTGGGGTAATTGAAGTAGTTGTCTGGGACATTTTATTTCCTATAAAATTAATCCAATAAAGTTTGAGGACAATCCTCTGTAAGTTTTGGTGAGGTATTTTTTTTCTTTTCAGGGTCTAACCAAAAAGAAGCTGTAGTTAGCTCATCTGTAGCAATACCCTGTTCAAATAGTTCTTCACCAATAAAGAACTGTGTTTCACTAGTAGCTAATTTCTTTAGTCGTCTAATAGGAATTCTAGTTTGTTTAACTGTGAATGCTATTAGTTTATTACTTAAGTTTTCAAGATATTTATTATAGGCATTATGAGTTCCTAATGCTTCAGAATCCATACCCCAAGCAAGAGGATGTAACATAAAACTTACTAGATTAGTCCTAGGAGCAAATCTCTTATGCCCACAAAGATAAACCCAAGCTCCTGCGGAACAGGTCTCACTAAGTAGATATGTATAGCAAGGAGTTTTACTGATTAGTATTAAATTCATAATACCTAGCATGCTTGATGCTTCACCTCCAGGAGAACCTATTACAAAATGTATTGGCTTTTCTTGATTATCTTCTACTAATTCATCATATAAATTTTTAATTTGTTCAAAAGAGTTCTTAGTAATTTCATCAATAATATGAATCTGTCTTCGTTCTACAGATTCTTCAGTTACTAATGAGGTCTTATTAGAGTCGTCTAATTCATCATCTGTATCAAATTCAATTAGTTCTGACATAGATGGCTGAATATTTAAAGAAGATGATTTCATTATTCTGAAACTTCCTCTTCATTCATATAGGAATGAAAACGAACGCGAGACTTACTTGGAATTATAACTCGTTCTTGGGTATGTAAATTTCTACCAGATCGAGGAGCAGTCTGAATTACCTTAAAATTACCAAAACCTCGCAAAGTAATATCCTCGCCAAGCTCTAGAGTTTCTCGTATAGAGCTGGCTACAATGTCTATCATTCTAATAGCCTCTACTTGAGAAACGCTATCACGTTCAGAAATATATAGTGCTAGTTGCTTCTTTGTCATTAAAAATTCTCCATAAAACACGTAGTTATTAATCTTACGAAAGGTCTACAGTATTTTGAGAAGCCTTTCGTATAATGAAGTATCGTCATTTTTCATATTTTCTATAGCCCCTACAGAAATTATTCCAAAAATTTTATTGGGGTCTGAAGCACTTAGTCTAATCTGATGTAATACCCCATCTTGGTCCATTAGCTGTTTCGTATCTAGTGAGGCTCCTCTTAATAGAAATTCAAAACATGCTCCATTTTCAAATCCTGGGAATGAATAACTTACATATAATTTTATTAAATTACGTTTTTTAAAGATTACTGAATTTGTGAGTTTTATTTCTACTTTTGAGATTAATGCTTCAGTCATCATAATAGACTGAATAACAACAAACTTATTTTCAGGAGAAAGATATGACCTAACTCTAGACCATGCTGAATCAGAAATAGAAACTCCAGCTATATCAGAATTTAAGCATAGAAAATCCCTATGAGAAGTAAAAATAATATCTAATATGTTATCTTCCATGTAGTTAATTGTTTGTTCTATAGTTCTCTGAAATACAAATACCTTTTGGTGTTTTTTCAATGAACTTTAAACTTTCTAAATAAGTTAATCTCATTTCTAAATCTTTTAAATCCAATAATCTACAAGCCAATGAAATATCTCGTCTAGACTTAGGAATTGGAGGAGCATTGTTTATCTTTTCTGTGAGCATTAGTATTTGGAATTTAGCTCTATTATATTCTTTATGCTCATATAAAGATAGGGATTTTATTCCTTTAGTTTCTAAATGTTCTTTTATATTAGTAAAGCCAGCCAAAGAAATTTTATCTATTGGTTTTATTTGTTTCTGATAATTACTTAAATACATTAAAATACGTTTATCTATCCCATCCACTCCATTTTTCTCGCATCCTAAAAAAGTTTTAACAAATTCTTCTGTTTTTTCTTCTGAAATTACTTCTCCTACATTATTTGCTACTAGAAATTCGGCATTTCTAACTGCTGCTCTTGGAACTAATTTAGCACATTTTGCCATAATCTCTAGCCCTCCATCAGAAATTAAAGGATATTTCATACTTATGATATGCTCAATATCCTCTAATGTATATTGATTAAATGTTATAGGAACTAATCTAGTGGTTAAAGGATACACTAATTTTGATGGGTCAGTAGTGGCAAATATCCAAGTTATATTATCTATTAAAAAAGTATATTGTAATATTTCAGAAAACACTCCTTCTTTTTTAGTTAAAATTGAAAGTAGGGCAGATTGTATTGATGTTTTGAGTTCTTGTGCTTCATCTATTAGAATTACTGTTTTTTTAGTAGGTATTCCAAAATTACCATTATTTAAAGCATATTCTCCAGAATTTAAATCTTTAAATTTAGTAAATAAAATTTTATGAAATTCCTCTAGTGATGAAAAATCCATAGCATTGTAGGATAAAAATAAATAATTACAGGCATTAGCTAACAACTTAGTGGATGTCGTTTTTCCAGTAGATGCCTCTCCGAATATGCCTATATGGGGTAATTGTATTTTATGGATATTTGCTAATTCTGCTAATTGTTCTAATTGTGAAAATTGTGGCTCATTAATTCCTGGATAAACATTGTTGGTTTCATTAAATATTTTAAATTTAGTCATATATTATCTCAAATTCCGATCGTAGAAATTTAGTATTTTTGGGCAACCCCCATATATGGGCCAAAGGATATTCATTACATAAGTGTATTACTTGTAATATACACTTTTCTGGACCCTCATTGTATTCTATATTAACGTTTATAGAGGAATAATCTATATTATTATTTTCAAACGTCATATAAATTCCTTCTGGTATATATAATATTCTAGTCATATATTATCTCTAACTCATTTAAACTGGAGATATAGAGAAGACAATCACAATAGTTTTGTGCAAACTCTTCAATGGATATATGGTCATACTCATATGCATAAGAATCTTCAAAAGAGACAACTTCTTCAGATTCATTTTCTGGATGGGCCTTATCATACTTAATAGATGATAGAAATTTAATATATTCTCCAGTAGGTATATGAAGTAATTTAGTCATAGATTATCTCAAACTCTGAACGAAGAAATTTAGTATGTGTAATAGGAAGTCCCCATATGTGCCTAACATAGTCTGAGTTATTACATGCTGTGATTACATCTTCAAGGTATGCTTCTATGTTATTTTTGTATTTAGAATTTACATTTACCTTTTCAAATACTACAGTAATTTCATGGTAATAAGACATATAAATTCCTTCTGGTATATATAATATTCTAGTCATATATCAACTCTATTTCAGAAGCTAAAAATTTATGGAAAATTTCTATATTATTCACAGTATACCAGCCATGGTATGCATCTTCAGTATAATTTAAATAAGCTAATATATCCTTTTTGCTACATAATCTAGTATCAGTAAATTCACAAAGCTTCTCTAATAAAATAATATTTGGTAATTGTGAGCCCGGGTCATAAAATTTTAAATAGTCTCCATTAGGTACATACAATATTTTAGTCATACTAGTCCTTTCGATATAAAATATGGGCTGATAACTTAATACCAGCCCATACTTAGTTAGTTTGTAGACTATTACAGTGTGTCAAATAAACTCTGAAATGCATCCCTCTCAGCAGTAAAGGAGAAGGAATTTTTAGCAGAATTCTTAGCAAAATCCACTGCTTGTTCTGCAATATTTGGTAAGTCTATTGTATAAAGTGTCTTTATATCATCTATTAAAGCATCAATAGGCAACTGTAATTCTAATGAACTATTAGAATCACATGACAGCATATTTTTTAGAAAAGAAAAAATCTGAGAATTATCAAGCTTATTTAAATCCAAAAAACTAAGATTAAACTCTACTGGCCGTTCAATTTGTAGCATATCTTTTCTTGCTTTTTCAGGTTCGAGATTTTGAGACATAGCCTCCATAATAGCTTCTTCTGAAGACACTGGAAGAATTCTTGATGTTCCAAGAGATTCCTTTATGATATAAATTAAATTTTCAATAGAGCCCATACTTTCCATCTTAGCCTTAATCATTTCATTAGCCTTTTCTGAGGCTTCTTCTTCTTTAGAAGATCCATCAGATTTAGCAGCTGCTTCTTTTATAGATACAGAAATATCAGAAATCTTCAAAGAGGCATTTAAGATGAAATTAATATCCTTTTCATTTAATGAGGCTCTTAACATAGCCCTACTAAGCTCTTCTGAATTCTCATTTATAGAAGCAACATTCTCACTAAGTAAAACTAATTGGGATAGTCTATTTATAACAGATTTTTTAATATAGTCATCATTACTTAAAGTAACTGTGCTATCATTAAAAAAGCATCTATCTAAATAGTCTAAAACTTTTTGTTGGTTATTTCTGATATCATCAATTGTTAGAAGTTCATCAAAAGTCATAATAGCATGCTCCTATTAGTTTTGCTATTGGTTAGGTTAATTTCTATGTATAGGTTGGTTTTTATATTTACGAGCATTTCCTAAATTTAAAGTAACATGGCCTGATTTAAACTGCTTTGCGAATTCCTCTAAATTACTACACACATCCTCTATAGATGGGTATGACAACTTACTTAAAAAGGAATGAAGCTTAGGGTCGTCTCTGTGAAAATATTCAGAGTCACTATTTATAATAGCTCTCTTTGCGAATAGCATTAGAAGTTCTTTCATTGTCACAGTAGATAGTTCTTTCAAAGAATCGTATATTTCTTGCCGTTCAAAAACGTAGGCATTATTTTGTGTATCAAACTTTACTGCTATGGTAGCCATTATAGAATCTGGCTTAGATATATCAAAAAGTATATTAAACCTAGACATCTCACTAAGCTCTTTCTCAGTTATAAGTGAGATTTTATCGTATTGAATATTTCTTACAAGTTCCATCATAAATGGTTTCTCCTTTATATTTAACTAGTATCGTCAGAAGTAGACTCAACCTTAATAATTTTATTTATTAACATATTAATATTTCAAACTCAGCTCTTAAAAAAGCTGACTTTAGTCTATTTAAAACTTTGTTTTTTTCTCTAAAAAATCCATTATCAATATATGATGGCCCACATAACTCAATTAAGAACTCTTCTACTGACTTATTTTGAGTCATAGCCACGCACTATCTTCATATATTTCTGTATATTCCCCTACTATAGCTGGGAATTTTATTAGTTGTATGATATATCCTTCTGTTATATATAATATCTTAGTCATATTTTACTATCTCAAGTTCACAACGAAGAAATTCGTGGCCATACTCAATTCCATTTATTTCATACCACCTTGAGCCACATTTAGTATGTAGTAAATAATTTATAAAATGAGCTGCCGTTTTAAAATCTGGCCCTGCCCCGATTCCAGCTTCTTCTAAGTTTATTGTGAGGTCATTTGAATTATGTAAATAAAACCTTAAATAATTACCGTTTGGAATATATAGCAGTTTAGTCATATATTATCTCGAATTCTGATCTAATATGCTTTATATAACCTACTTTACGAACTAAAAAAGATGAATAATTATGTTCTATAATTTTGCTTATATATCTTTCTGGAGTATTACTCGTAAACTTAAATAAGTTATCAGTAGATTCTTCAAAAATTTCCGTATATCCAACCTCAGGCGATATAAACTGTATATATTCTCCAGTAGGTATATAAAGTATTCTAGTCATTTATTTCTATCCCCTCAACTATAAAAATAAACTCAAATTCACTTATATCAAAGGTATGATTTCTAGGCAAGTCCCCAAACCATTCTGGAGGTCTTCCCCAAGTAGACAATTCAGAACATAATTTTACAAACTTATTAATTACTTTTTTTCTATAGGCAATAACATGCCAATGACTTAAACCAAAATGTGTAAAAGGAAAATTAGGGACTATATACTCACCATTTGGAATGTATAATATTTTTAATTCTCTTTTTATACTAGGTATATAGCTAGATTTAGTCATATACTATTTCTAATTCATCTAATGAATATAAAATGACATTACCATTTCCTACTTCTAGTTCAACGCCTTCTGTAAGATATTTAGTAATAAAATTACCTATTGTTTCATGACCATGCTTAAAATAATAAGAATCTTCAAAATTTACAAGTCTTCCTGAAGTATCTTCTGAATGGGCCCTATCATACTCTACCGAAGATAGAAAATAAACATATTGTCCAGAAGTAATATGTAGTAGCTTAGTCATATATTATCTCCAATTCATTTGGTAAAACTGGAAGTATTAAATTATTTAATTTTATCCAATCACTATATCTAGTTTTATGTTGTTCCATTGATAGTATTTCTTCTATCTCTATTTCAATATCTTCCTTTCTCATTATTTCCTCCAATACACTCTCTATTATAATTTCATTTTCATCCAAATGAGTATAATATTTTAAATATTCTCCGGTAGGTATGTAAAGTATCCTAGTCATTTTTAATTATAGCAAATTCAGATTTTAGAAATGTTTTAAAATCTGAAATCTTATATGAAGTTAAATAGCATCCTCCCTTAGAACCTCTTTTTTCCAAAATTTCTTCTATGGGTATATGCTCATCTTCATACATATAAGAATCTTCATAATCTAGCACGTGTGTACTTAAACTAAGGTGCTTATGGTTTTTTCTATCATACTCTAGTGAAGATAGAAAATAAACATATTGTCCAGAAGTAATATGTAGTAGCTTAGTCATATATTACCTCGAAATTCTCTAATGTATATCCCTTATATCGAGATTGTGCATCACACATATTATCCTCTAACATATAATCTATGTGTTGTCTTACAGAAGAACCTATTTCATAACTATAACTATCTTCAAAATCAATTACTTGATATGTTTTATCGTCTAAATGTTCCATTTCATATTTATGAGAGGAGATAAATTTAACATATTGTCCATTTACTAAATCTAATATTTTAGTCATATATTATCTCCAATTCACTTAGTAAAATTGGTAGAATAATCTTATTATGTTCTAACCAGTCATTTATAAGATAATCTCCCCTGCCAATATTTGTTAGCTCCACTAGTTCCTCTTCAACTTCTAGTTCTATATCTTCTATAATGGAGGTATATTTACTTTCTTTAAATTCCCAATACTGTAAATATTCCCCAGTAGGTATATAAAGTATTTTAGTCATATATTATCTCCAATTCACTTAGTAAAATTGGTAGAATAATCTTATTATGTTCTAACCAGTCATTTATAAGATAATCTCCCCTGCCAATATTTGTTAGCTCCACTAGTTCCTCTTC